GCCGCATTCGTAAGCACATGTAGTAACTCTTTTGCGGTTAATACATTCTCATCTATAATCTTATCTTTTTGTTCTTGTATATATTGCTTGATGTGTGGCTTCTTCAATAACCTACACCCTGTCACATGTGCGCTATTTGCGCTATAGCCTGCTTTTATGGCACTTTGTGTTACATTAAGTGTTCTTATATACTCATTCACAAAACGCGCTTGTTTTGCCGTTAACTCACTCATTCTATCACCTCCACAATTTTATCTAATAAGGTTTCATACCATAATCTTACAGATTGTTCTGAACACTCTAAGACATTACTAATATCTTTAAAACTACGTCCTTGTATTAAAGAATCGAAAATATAAAACTCTTTATCATTAGCTACTCGGTCAACAATGATTTCTAAGTGATTCTTTACAATATGATCATCAATGTTATCGTCTGCCATCCATTCATTGGAATTTTCATCACCTATTGAAAAGAATTCATCGGTATTTATTTCATCATCTATCAACACATCACTTCTAGTTCGCTTATGATAATCACAAACGAAGTCTTTTATTTGCTTTTTATCCATTGTTACACCACTTTTACATATGAAGATTGGTGATATGCATTTACTCGTGCAATCTTACTGTTTTCAATTGCTGTATTTCTTTGTTTTTGACGTTCTGAACGTTGTTTAATACTTGCTTGATACAAATCAACTTGTAAGCGTTCAATGACGTTGTAGGGCTTATATCGTCCATTTGAACGCATATATTTTACAACTTGCTTCTGCTCTTTTTCTGTATAATGATTTAGTACCTTTTTCAACAACGCCATATTATTTATAGATCTATTTTTATAGTTTTGTAACCCTGCTTTTGTTTCAATAATTTTGATAACTAATTTTTCAATCGGATATGAGACAGACACGACCCCCATTATTTCATCACATGTTGTGGTCGACGCACTCATATGGTACATACTTTCAATTTGGAATTCACACATCTTAATTTTTTTATTAATAAATGCTGGGTTAAATTGCGTTAATAGTTGATACTCAGATAGTTTATTGTCGCCATTACGATAATATAAACAATTCTTCGTTTTAAGCAGTTTCATTTATTCACCCCTATAAACAGAGCCTACCCGAATTGGATAGGCAATCATTGCTATTTAATAATCCTGTTTTGCTTAGCTAAATTTTGTAGCGTTGTACCTAATTGCTTTTGCTTAGACTGTTCTGATTGTTGTAACTCACTTGAAATCTCCTGCATATTGTTTTTAATATCCAAATCAACTGCATTTATTAATAGATTTGTATCTTCTTCATTTAAACCAAATGCATTTGCGACCTTTTTAGTATTATTTAACTCGCATTTTGTTTCCATTTAATTACCCTTTCTTTTTAACGTTTTAAAAACAACTTGTTATTGTGTTCGTATGGCAAATCATTACCATTAATATATGATGTAAATATATTTTCTCTAAAGTAGCCATTCAATGCTTCCCTAGCCTCTTTATCATCATATAATTGTTCTTGACTATAAATACTCGCATATTGCTGATGCTCATCTTCATATCTATCATTAATATCTTCTATTTCATCAATGATCTCATTATATGCATCGACTACTTTTTTTAATTTACCTAAAGCTGATTGCTTTTCTGATTCGTATAATGATGACAACTCGCTTTGATGTTTTAATAATTCAATTGTCTTTTGATATTTAACTTCTTTCGACACACTTTTCTTTGTCTCTAAGCGTTTATTAAGTGCTTTTAGTTTCTTTTCATCAGCATCTGTTGCTTGATATAGGTTATCTGCTTTATCATCTTGTCCATCCATGATTAACTGTTTATATGTGGACTTATCTATCTTTATTTTACTCTCCAATGCATTACGCTCTTGTTTCAATTCTTGTATAGCCTTTTGTTGATCTATTACAAATTGGTTGTATTCTTTAAAGTACGATTCAGTTTTCATTTTTATCCCCTTTACACTTTAATTCGTTTCAAAGCTTCATAGCGTTTCATACTGCCATCAGCTAATTTCTTAATACTTCTCATCGCTTGTTGCTTTTCTTGTTCTGTCGTAATGATGTAATAACCACGTTCACTAGGTTTATAACTGCACCCGATAGGATAGCCATAATCATATACTAATGAATTGATTACTCTTCGTAACCATCGTTCATTGCTTGAATTATATTCACATCCCAATTGATTTAAGATTTTAGTTTTAGTAATATATTTATTGGACGTATTTTTTATCACATTGAAAACTTGCAGGTGTTCGGTGGGTAAATGATACGTCTCTTTTTCTGCGATACTTTGCATTTCTACACCTCTTTCTTTTAATTATTTCATACCTAAATTATACCATTTTCACTGACCTAAAACAAACTTACGTTCGCTTTATAGCACGCTTTGTCAGTTGTTTAGCCTATCTCATATAACACTTATAAAACAACGTTATAAAATTAATAAGGAGCCTTTTAGATCATTCAAATACAGAACTTAAGTTCGATAAAACAGAGCGAACAAATTACGAACAAACTTAACTTTTAGGCCTATACCAAAAACACAAACTTTAGCTTGTATTAGCGTTAACAAAGTTCGCACACCTTGCACAAATCTTGCCATTTTTTCAATTCTCAAAGACTGTATACCTTCCGATTTTAAAAGCTAGCACCTTTATATAACCTTATTATTTTCAAAGCCATAAAATAGCTTAATATCAACGTTTTATACTTTTTTAAAGTTCTGTACCTCAACCATTTTAAACTGCTATACCTCGTATAAAATCGTAGTATTTTATTAGGAGCCACACACTACATGCGACCCCTCATAACATTATTTACTCAAGCTATAGTAAGACGCTTTTAGATCATTCAATTTACGTTCTAACGCCTTGTAATCCTCTTGTGTCGCATTCTCATCTTGTACAAACTCAGTTACTAATTTTAACCCCTCAACTAACTCTGGTACTGGTTCATTGATTCCCGTAGCTAACTGATACAACATTTCAATATTCGCTATCACATCAGTATTACTCGATTGAATGCCCTCAAGTGTATCTGTATCAAATCCATTTTCTAAGCACTTAAACACATCACTATTATTTGATTCTGCATATGTTTGTAATCCATACATAAAATACTCATCTTCAAACAATTGACTGGCCATCATATCGCTAATAGAAAGCTGTTTACCGTCATGTAATTCATAACCTACATAATGCCCCTCTATGCTTCTTATAAGCCCCTCAGTGTGCTTAGGTGACGCTAATTCAAATGATTGCCTTACTTTACAATCTTTAATATATACATGACTAAACAACTTACTATTCATCATCACGTATACCATATCAAATGGATCATTGTATAACTTAAAGCAACACGGTTGCACTTTACTACGTTCTAATAATCCTGTGTAGTACCTTAGTAACGTGCCTGCTCGTGTTTCAAATTCATTTACGATAGTTTCTATGTTCATTGTGTTATCTCCTTTTGAGCCATTTTGCTGAATTGTTCAAACTCACCTGTCTCAGGATTAAATTTTTTAATGCTACATGTGGCTGCTTTATCGATGCACCCCACATCATCACTGTCATAAAAATTAATATTATGGGCTTTACTTAAAGCTATACATACAACTGGTGAATACCACACTTCGCCATCTTCTATATATTCGACAAATAAATTTTCGGGTGCTGGCATAATTTGAATTGGTGCATCATGATGAAGTTGATTATAAATTTTCTCTTTATCATTCATATTAGACACACTCCGTTTCTTTCTTACTAATAGTAAACGTGACAGGTAGCCAATGATCTGTTTTAATGTTTTTCGACCTTACAATAGGCAAATCCAAACCTTTACCATCAACCATATAAACAATTGGCTCACAAATATCCATCTCAATACGTCTGTCTTTTTTAAGTTCAGCGATAACATCAAACGCTTCTTGATTCCACCCAATCCAAAACACAACATTGGGATGTTGACCACTTGTATATGCGCCGTCACCTTTATAATCAAAGTTATTTTCTTCAAATACACGTTCTATTTCTACAAATGATGTACCAGCATGCGCCTTTATATATTCTAAAATTTCTGACTTTAATTGATTTTTATTCATTTTCTTCCTCCTAATTTTTGATAGGTGTCCCACTGTCTTATTCGAATTGCAATTCAAGACACTTATGAATTTCTTTTTACGCTTACTCCCTCAAGGGCTTCACTTAATCTGTCTCACTGTCTCACTGTTTACGACCTACATTTATATATTTTGTATATTGTGTAAATAATTTCTGTAAAACTTTACCCTAAAAACCATCAAGACACCAAGACACTTATAGCGTGGCATATACTGCCACAAGGGATTGCGGGTGTCTTAAACTTGTCTTATAAGTGTCTTACTGTCCTAAAAATAAGATGTTTAAACTTTAAGATTCTTATAATAAGAAGCTAAATCTACACTAAAGCCATATTGCTTACCAATACCTTCACCATATCGCGTTTGCTTTTTCACAGTGTCACAATAATTTGTATTTCTTAACGCTTTATCAATTTTTCTTAAATGGTGTTGTTGTGGTTGGTCATCTCGTTTCATCATCACTTTCCAAATTTCCATGCTACATACCTTGTCACGCCATACATAAGCACCTGGTTTTGTATTCGGTAATTCAATCAATTTACCATCACCATATAATTTAATATAGTCTTGGTCTATAACATCATGCGCAGACACTCTTTTTTCTTCTAACGTTCTATACCAATAGTCTGACGGAATAGGACGTTCAAGGAATTCTTCTATTTCTCCAACTAAAGCATCTTTTTCAGAATGAGCTTCTTGGACTTTTAAAGCCATCTCACTCGCTTCTTTATCTAATAACAATGCTTTATCCGTCGGATCCTCATCAAAATATACTTTAGCTTCAGCAAACATTTGTTGCACAACATCTGGTGTTAGATCGTCAAACGGGCTTTTAGTTGCTTTATTTTTATCTGTCGTAATAGGGAAAAAACGACGATTGCCTGTTTGGTCTTTTAAAAACTCATAGTTATTGGTTGTCCCTACAAACACACACTGTCTAGGATGACGCTCTGTTCGTTTACCATACGAAGCTCTATAAATATCTACAATAGCACTTATAAACCCCTTAATATCTTCAATAGTAGACTTTTGAAATGCCGACAGTTCTTCAATTTCACATATCCAAGAACCCTGCAATTTCTTATAGACCTCATCACCTTTAAACGTTTTAATACTTTGGTTATACCAATGACCTCCCAATTTACTCACTGCCGTAGATTTTCCAACACCTTGACCACCATATAAAATAATCATGGAATCATATTTAATACCTGGCTGATAGATTCTAGCAACTGCGCCCATCATCCATTTTTTTGTAACTTCTCTATTATAGTGGTTATCTTCAGCACCTAAATAATCAATGAAGAGCGTTTCAATTCTTTTGATTCCGTCCCATGATTTAGATTCAATCATCGATTTAATAGGGTGAAATCTATTTTGATAAGCTTCCTTTTCAATTACAGTATCAATAAGATCACGGCTAAACTGCACATTATACAATTTATCAATATGTGAAATCACATGTGTGGTATCTATATCAGCCCAATAATAATTCGTATCTCCTTTTGACCTCCAATACGGTAGACGTTTCAGTTTGGTTACTTTTTCAAAAGCGTCATATTGTACTAGCCCTTTTAAACTCTCATCATTACACAATATGATTTCAGCATTTGTAGTCGTTTTTTTCAATGCTTGTGTAGTAGCAGAACGCCTTAATTGACTTTTCCAATCATTAGCATTTAAAACACCGGTTCTGCTATCAATCATTTCAAATACTTCTTCGTTTGTAACATCTTCCAAACAAAAACCTCCATTTCTAACTGTTTTTACTATCTTTTTTCAAAATACTTTTAAAAGTATTATTTACTTCACTTTGATTAATAGGTGGTTTGCATACACTCGCCCACGCACTCACTAACCCATAAACTAAGTTTGGATCTACATACCTACGCAAAAGATAACCTGTAATTGAAGCCAATGTTGAATTGCGCTCTCCCTCACTTACACCAAAAGCTATATCTCGCCAATACGCACTATCACGTCGTGTGTACCCTTTGATATTAGGACTACCATTTGATTGTTTATACTCCTTTGACCACTGTTCGAGCATATCAACATCCATAATTGGACAGTCATTCACTCGCTTAATAAATATGTGTCCTTTTTGAATAACTGGTAACGCAAAACATCTACTTGGCTGATACGAACCTTCATCCACTTTATGGCCAATTTTATTTGCTAATACTTTTGTATATTTACGATAATCATCTGCACTTATTCGCTCATTTAGAGGGATATACAAGCGTATTCTAGCTTGTTCAGTTGTATGGCTAAACGATGTGTGCCAATACCATGCAACACTGCTTAAAACTGAGCTGATTGCGTCATGTAGTTGTTTTACATCATTTATTTCATCGTAATCAAGTACAATCACATTTCTATATATGACATTTTTATCGTTTCGATGCTTTTTGATAATTTCACCATGATCATTTGTATTGTCTTTAATATCACCATATACAGCAACACCACGTGCATACTTATAATTTGCTTCTATAGGCACAGACAGTTTATTAACCAACTTACTCCATTTAGGCATTGAAAAGCTCTTAAATGAACGTGAGTCTAAACTTTCATAATGTACCACCGAAACTTGCGTATCATATTTCAATTTAATTTCATTCATTTTTTGCACCTCTAATGAAACAACAGAGTAAAGATGTTATAATAAGAATGTGTAATTTCTAAATTACTCTGCTACTTTTATTGAATTCTTTGCGTCATCTGATTCCTCGTCAAAGTTCTCTGATGACGCTTTTTCTATTTCATGAAATTTTTGTATAAGTTCACTGAATTCTTTTAAGTACACATGTAATAACTCAACTGTATGTTCATTTTGTATACGATGTTCTAAATAGCTAGCAGAAAAATTAATATGTTCCCGTTTTGTTTCTAATTCATTTTTTACAAATCTATCTTCAACAAACCAAGCATGTTTGGTAGCTACATCATTAATTTTTTGTTTTATCACTTCAATGTCACACATTAAATCTTTAATTTCCCAATTCATTTTTATTCTCCTTTCTCTAATTGAAAATTATTCTTTAATTCTTGTGCGCACCATTTCATTATCAATTCTAAGTGCTTTTCACGACTGATCTCTGAAACCACTTCAATACCATTAACATATTCTGTGTGTTCGTAACTTTCCAAATTATTCATGACACTTAACTCAAGTTGATAAACCAAGTGTTCTATTACTTCTTTTTGTTCATTATTCATTTTCTAATCCTCCTGTTAAATTACATCCTAAAGTTATTAGCCAAGCATAAACGCTAAAAGCGACATACATGTTAGATATTGCTAGTAATAAAATTGTTAACAATGAAACTAAGCAGATATAAGCTAAATACATTTTCATTGCCTTGCCTCCTACATCCATTTTTTATGACGTGCCTTCATGTACTCCTCGAATCGTGGAATACTTATAACAATCATTGTTGATGATAACGAGTAATATAAATCATCAACACCTTTAGAATCTTTTTCCCATTCTTTTAAAATGCGATTCACCGAACTATATGAAATTCCAAAAATACTAGCTAGTGCATTAGGTTTCGCAAACAAAGGATTCACTACAACTTGCTTTGGTTCTGTAATTGTATTTTTTTTAGCTGGTACATCATGCAATTTTGTTCTAGACATTTAATTCACCTCCTTTTAAGATGTTTTTACGTTCTTTTCTGGGAACGTTATTTGTAAAAAAAATATCTAGGTTATTTGTTTCATAACCTAATATTTTTGCCATTTTAATAAATTCATTCGCTCCAATATCTACTATTCCATTTTCTCTCTTTGCATAAGGCGTTCTTGTTTTCCACCCCATTTTGTGAGCCATTTCATCTTGCGTAATACCACAAGCTATTCTTTCCGCTCTCAATCTTTTTAAATTTAGTACCACGTTTACACCTCCTATCGTTCTCGTTTGAGAACTAATTACAATTTACCATTTACGTTCTCGTTCGTCAACACTTTTTACTTAAAAAAATTCAAAAAGTTTTTTCTTTCTTATATATTGTATTCTTTTGGGAACGGTGTTATAATCAAATCGTTCACAAATAAGAACAAATATTCAATTCAGGAGATACAAGAAATGAGAACTAATGATGAAATAATTACAATAATTAAAACATCAATGAAAGAACAAAATATGTCACTAAGTGAATTAGCTCGTCGTGTAGGTGTAGCAAAATCAGCAGTATCAAGATATTTAAATTTAACTAGAGAGTTCCCATTGAATCGCGCTGAAGATTTTGCGAAAGTACTTGGAATAAAAACAGAATATTTATTAGGATTTGCTGAACGCGAAGAATCTACAAAACAAGATACTATCGCCGCGCACTTAGATGGAGATTTTACAGAGGAAGAATTAATTGAAATTAGAAAGTATGCGGAGTTAGTTAGAAAAGCACATCGAAATCAGTAAGGGGTTATTGTATGTATTTATACGAAAAGATGGTTATTGAAAACAAAGAGATACCAATTGATGATGGGAAGTCTTTAGGTAATTTTGAGGGTCTCTATGACAATGGAGTTATTTTAATTAATAAAAATTTATCCGAAAGGCGTAAAGCCGAAGTGTTATACGAAGAACTTGCCCACCACAAGTTGACGTATGGCAACATTTTAGACCAATCGAAGTTCAACAATCGCAAGTTCGAAAATTACGCACGTAGACACGGCTTTATCTCAGCAGTCCCGTTACGTGAAATTGTAGAAGCTTACAATTATGGCGTACGTAACTTGTATGAATTGTCTGAGTATCTACAATTAAGCGAAGAATACATATTAGAAGCAATAGAACAATATAAAAAGATATATGGTATTGGAACTCACTATGGCGAGTATTCTATTACATTTGAGCCGTTGAGAGTTTTTAAATATAAAGAAATATAAATAGGAGAAATGAAAAATGAGAAAATTATTAGGTTTAGCATTAGCAAGTACGTTAATTTTAGGCGCTTGTGGTAGCAACGACGGAGATAAGAAAGAAGAAAGCAAGAGCTATACTACAAATGATATCGTTAAAGGTTTTAAAGATAATAAATTAAATGTTATCAATGAAAAAGAAATGACACGTGAAGACTTTGGGCTTGCTCCAATGAAGACGGACGAAGCTAAAATGTTTGTTGTTCAAGATGATAAAAATGCTAGAGTAATGAAATTTAAAAATAGTGATGATCTAAAACAAACTAAAAAATATTACGATGAATTAGGTAAAGAAAGTGCAGCTTTCTATTCACATACCCATTCTAAAGGTAAGTTTTTAATACAAATGAACGGTGATATCGATGATGCTACTTTCAATAAATACAAGAATTCTATGGATAAAACATTAAAGTGATGGGAAAAGTTGTATTGTGATTAAAAATGCCTATATGGCGTTGTAATATAAAAAAAAGGAGCCATCAAAATGAATAAAATATTTAGAATACTCACTGTTAGCTTGTTTTTCTTCACATTTTTAATAAAAAACAATCTAGCATATGCTGATGTAGGGGTAATCAACCTTAGAAACTTTTATGCTAATTATGAACCTGAAAAGCTTCAAGGAGTTAGTTCTGGAAATTTTTCTACTTCTCATCAATTAGAGTATATTGATGGAAAATACACTTTATATTCACAGTTTCATAATGAATATGAAGCGAAGAGATTAAAAGATCATAAAGTAGATATCTTTGGAATAAGTTACTCAGGTCTTTGTAATACAAAATATATGTATGGTGGAATTACGTTGGCGAATCAAAATTTAGATAAACCTAGAAATATACCTATTAATCTCTGGGTCAATGGTAAGCAAAATACTATATCTACAGACAAAGTTTCTACTCAAAAAAAAGAGGTAACTGCTCAAGAGATTGATATTAAGTTACGAAAATACCTACAAAACGAATACAATATATATGGTTTTAATAAAACAAAAAAAGGTCAGGAATATGGATATCAGTCAAAATTTAATTCTGGGTTTAACAAAGGAAAAATTACTTTCCATTTAAATAATGAACCTTCTTTTACATACGATTTGTTTTACACCGGAACTGGTCAAGCAGAGAGTTTTTTAAAAATTTACGATGATAATAAAACTATAGATACAGAGAATTTTCATTTGGATGTAGAGATTTCATATGAGAAGACTGAATAAATATAATTTAAGGAGAAAAGGCAATGAAAAAATTAATAAGCATCTTATTAATAAATATAATAATTTTAGGTGTCTCTAATAGTGCCAGCGCTCAAGGTGATATAGGAATTGATAATCTCAGGAATTTTTATACAAAAAAAGACTTCGTAGATTTAAAAGATGTAAAAGACAATGATACTCCTATAGCTAATCAACTACAATTTTCAAATGAATCTTATGATTTAATTTCAGAATCAAAAGATTTTAATAAATTTAGTAATTTCAAGGGAAAAAAACTTGATGTTTTTGGTATTAGTTATAATGGCCAGTGTAACACTAAATACATATATGGCGGAGTCACAGCTACTAACGAATATCTAGATAAATCTAGAAATATACCTATAAATATATGGATTAATGGAAATCACAAAACTATTTCTACCAATAAAGTTTCGACAAATAAAAAATTTGTTACCGCTCAAGAGATTGATGTCAAATTAAGAAAGTACCTTCAAGAAGAATACAACATTTATGGACATAACGGCACTAAAAAAGGAGAAGAATATGGTCATAAATCAAAATTTTATTCTGGATTTAATATTGGTAAAGTAACGTTCCATTTAAATAATAATGACACTTTTTCATATGATTTATTCTACACAGGAGATGATGGGTTACCAAAAAGTTTTTTAAAAATTTACGAAGACAATAAAACTGTAGAGTCTGAGAAATTCCATTTGGATGTCGATATTTCTTATAAAGAAACGATATAAATCTATTAATTATATTATAATCATTATTTTTCGGGTAGCCCGCCTACCCTTATTATTTTTTTGCCAATTTTGAGGAGGGATAAGCAAAATGTGGTTAGAAAAATTTAAAAATAAGAATAAAGAAACTAAATATAGATATTACGAGAAGTACAAAGACCCTCTCACTGCCAAATGGAGACGTGTTAGCGTGGTACTTAATAAGAATGGTAAGCAATCACAAAAAGAAGCTCAAAGACTCTTAAATGAGCGTATAGAAGCAAAACTGAATGATAAGACACCTACTACACTTAAGTCACTAACTTTCCATGTCGCATGTGATGAGTGGTTTCAGAGTTATATCAAAACGTCTGGGTCAAAAAGAACAACTATTAAAACTAAATTGAGTAAGCTAAACACTTTGAAGAAATTTGTAGATGAAGATATTTTAATCAATAAAATAACACTTTCATATGCGCAACAAGTTTTCGATGAAATGGATAATAAAGGTTATGTATATCAAGTAAACAAAGATGCGTTAAGCATATTCAAAAATGTATTTGAATACACTAGACGTATCTATAAACTGCAAGATTTAGAATTTTTAAAAGATATAACGTTAAATAAAAGAATTAAGTCTTATGATGAAGTGAAAGCTAAACGTAATAAGTACCTCGAATTAAATGAAATACAATCTATCATCAAAGATATTAATACGAAGGCTCAGAAGATGCACTCAGGTATCCATAAGCGGTTTTATTTATTCGTTGCACTCATGACAGAATTCCAAGCCTTAAATGGTATGCGTATTGGTGAAATGTTAGCCATTCAAAATGAAGATATAGACTTTGATAATAAGAGTTTAAATATTAACGGAACAATCCATTGGTTTCACGATGAATCTGGTGGATTCGGTGTAAAAGATACCACTAAAACAGAGTCTAGTTATAGAACAATTGGATTGAGTAGCAGAAGTTGCGAGATATTAAAGAAAGCAATACTGGAGAACAAAAAGGATTCAAAATGGAATGATGGATATCTAAATAGAAATTTTGTATTTACTAATCATAAAGGCAACCCAATGCAGACTGAAAGATTCAATAAAATCCTTAGGGAAGCAGCTAAAGATGTTGGTATTGATAAAGAAGTTTCTTCACATATATTAAGACATAGCCACATATCATTACTCTCTCAACAAGGCGTGTCACTTAAAGCTATTATGGATCGTGTAGGCCATTCCGACCACCGTACAACACTTTCCATTTATTCTCACGTTACTGAACAGATGGATAAGGATATGATGAACAAACTTGAACAGGTAAAACTTGGATAATGCGCTCAAATCTGAGCGTATTTTTTGTTTGAAATTCGATAATTTGCATATACCGCCCCTTTTGCGCCCTTTTTTTATTTTCAATACCACAAAAATAACCCCTTAATCGTTTTCATTAAAGGGTATTTCTATTTAATTGATATTATTTAGCAGGAATAACTGCACCATTGTATTTTTCATTAATGAAGTCTTGAATATCTTTAGATTGTAATACTTCAATTAATGCTTTGATTTTCTTATCATCTTGATGTCCTTCTTTAACAGCAATTAAGTTTGCATAAGGATTATCTTTCGCACTTTCTACAGCAATAGAATCTTTTTTAGGATTTAGTTTTTGTTCGATTGCAAAGTTCGAATTAATGATAACAGCATCAGCGTCTTCATTTTGATAAATTTTAGGTAAGAATTCTGCTGATTGTTTATTATTAAACTTAATATCTTTTTTATTCTCTGTAATATCACTAAACTTAGCATCTTCAATTTTTACGCCTTTTTTGATTTTAATTAAACCTGCATCAACGAAGAATTTTAAGAAACGTCCTTGTTCAGCTGGATTATTAGACACATAGACTGTTGCACCTTTTGGTAATTCTTTTAAACTTTTATACTTTTTAGAGTATACAGCCATAGGTTCTAAGTGAACATCACCGGCACTTACGATTTTGTAACCTTTATCCTTTTTCTCTGTGTTTAAATATGGTGTATGTTGGAAATAGTTTGCGTCAATTTCACCTTTGTCTAGTAATTTATTAGGTGTAGTGTAATCGTTAATTGTTTTAATATCTAGTTCATAACCTTTTTTCTCTAATAATGGTTTTGCTTTTTCTAAAATTTCAGCATGTGGTGCTGGTGAAGCACCTACTGTTATTTTCTTGTCGTCACTGCCACTTTTGTTTCCATTACCGCAAGCTGCTAATACAACTGCAAATGTTAATACTAAAATAAGACCAAATAATTTTTTCATAAAATGAAACCCCCAATTTATCGTTTATCAAGTTTATTTGTAAGCCAATCCCCAATGAATTGGATTATAAATACAATAATTAAAATAAAAACTGTTGATACTAAAATGACATCATTTTGATTTCGAGTGAAACCTGTTAAGTATGCTAAATTTCCTAAACCACCGGCACCAATTACACCTGCAACTGCTGTTGAACCAACTAAAGCGATTGCTGTAACTGTAATGCCAGACACTAGCGCTGGCATAGCTTCAGGTAAAAGGACTTTACGAATTACTGTCCAAGTATTAGCGCCCATTGACCAAGCCGCTTCGATGACACCTTTATCAATTTCTTTAAAAGCAATTTCTACGAGCCTTGCATAAAACGGTGCTGCGCCAATGATCAAGGCTGGTAACGCACCTGTCGGACCACTTATCGTTCCAAGTATCAAACTTGTAAATGGAATTAATAATAAAATTAAAATAATAAATGGTATCGCTCTAAATAAGTTAACAATGAAAGAAACGATAGAATAAAATAACCTTGCACCGATAGACTTACCTTTAGCAGACAAGAATAATAACACACCTAAAATAAGACCAAGTATAAATGCAAATATAGTTGAGACGACTGTCATGTATAGTGTTTCGACTATTGCAGTCCAAACTTCTGGCCACTGAATATTAGGCATTGTAATCATTTCATTTATAATTTCACTAAATGATTTACCCATGTCTTAACACCTCCATTTTAACTTGTCGCTCAATTAACTCTTTTTCGAATTTTCCGAAATCTACACTTGAAATATATGGAATATGCAGAACTAAAAAGCCGACTGTTCCATTTTTTGTATTTTTAATATTTGCTTCTAAAATATTAATTTTAATATCATAGGCAGTTGATAGACTCGATACAATAGGCTCGGTTGTTGTTGAACCAGCGAAAACTAATCTAACGATATATGCATCTTTTTCTAATGGCTCTAATTCTGTTAAAGATGTTTCGAAATCATCATTTAAATCGTCTTTCACAAATCGTTTTGTCACAGTGTGTTGCGGATTTTCAAAAACCTGTGTCACCGGTCCTTGTTCTATCACTTTACCACTTTCCATAACTGCAACTTCATCACAAATACGACGAATGACATGCATTTCATGCGTAATTAGTACAATTGTTAAATTTTGTTGTTCTCTAATTTTTAGTAGTAGATCTAAAATTTCATCTGTTGTTTGCGGATCAAGTGCACTTGTTGCCTCATCACAAAGCAAGACCGTTGGATCATTAGCTAACGCTCGTGCAATCCCAACACGTTGCTTTTGTCCACCTGATAACTCTGATGGATAAGCCTTTTCTCTACCTTTTAAACCGACGAGTTCGACAAGTTCTAATGCTTTTTGCTTAGCTCTCCTTCTAGGGACACCTGCAATTTCAAGCGGAAACATAATATTTTTTAACACAGTCCTTGACCATAACAAATTAAAATGTTGGAAGATCATACTTACTTTTTGTCTTTTTGCTCTTAATCCATTTTTGGACAATTGACCTATATGGTCTCCATCTATAATAACTTCACCTGATGTAGGCGCTTCTAAATGATTAAACATTCGAATCAAAGTACTTTTTCCTGCTCCAGAAAAACCAATGACGCCATAAATCGATCCTGCTCGAATCGATAAATTAACGTGATCTACAGCAAGGACTTCTTTATTTTTAGTCCGATATTCTTTAACAACTTCTTTTAATTCAATCACGTTGATTCCTCCCTGTGTTGCTTAATAAAATAAAAAATGCTTTCTCAATATCGATAGAAAAATTGAGAAAGCAATAGTAGTATTGTTTCTCTCATCTTCAAAAGTTAAAACTTTATGTGAATTGGCACCATTTCTATATAAGACGGTTGCCGGGCTTCGTAGGGCACATCCCTCCACCACTCTCGATAAGAGTTTACGCATCATTTAATTTGTATTAATCCTAACACCTTAGTAAAATTTCGTCAATAACTATTTTAAATTTTCTAACAAATCAGTCACCGATTTAAATGCATAAATTCGTTTTACTTCTTTATCTTTATTCATCAACAATAAAATCGGCGTAGACATGATTTGCATATCTTTACAAAACTGAGGATAAAAGTTTAAATCTATTTTCAATAATGGTAACTGCAATATTTCATTAGCAATGTCTAACATTCTTTCTGAAACCTTACAAGTACCACACGTTGGTGTATAACCAAAGATTAAATGTTTGTCTTCCTCATAAAATGTAGTTACATCTTTGATGTCTAATGAATTATTCATTTACTAAAACTAACCTTTCATTATTTATATTCGGTAAAAGAGGTGTTTCTTTCTTACAAGTAAAGCCATGTTTTGAAAGTACATGCGCCAAATATTGTTTGGGGCAATTCGCAACTTGACAGTAAGTTTTATCAATAAATATATGTTCACTTTCACTCAAATAACGTTTAAACCAATTTCTAATTCGATCTCCTTCGTCATCAGAATCGGCTAATACAAAAACTTGTTTATCATACAGTGATTCTATCATATCATCAAGCTTATCTATACTCATTGTTCCATGAGTACAAATAATATTGACTGGTTCTGCAATAACCTGTTGCACCCTTTTTTTATCAGATTTTCCTTCAACAATTATCACTTTATTTACAATAGCCATCATCATCACCCTTTAAAATCAATAAACATCTGTCACTGTATCATTTCACAAAATTGGTATGAATAAAACATAAATCACAAAAAATTTAAACTAGCTTAATATAATAATTACAAACTCAATGTTTGACTAGCTGGAACATTTAACATAAGCAGACAAAGGCTAAGTCAAAAATCAACATCCTAAAATCTACAATGTTATATTAACAATAGTTAACCAAAAGAAAATACACCTATAACAAACTTTTCAATTATAGCGGGGCCCCAACACAGAAGCTGATGGTAAGTCAGCTTACAATAATGTGCAAGTTGGCGGGGCCCCAACATAAAGAAATACTTTTTCTTTAGAAATTAGTATTTCTTATGCATGAGTTTTACTCATGTATTCCTATTTTTAAATACACATTA